GAAGGGGATTTTGGCCACGGAAGTCAATGAAGGTCACCCGATTCTCATGACAGAACTATATGTGGAACGAACGCTTCACGAATTATCAGGGGACGAACTTGTTGCGGTACTTGCTGCGTTTCAAGAGAAGAAGGAAACAGAAGAGCAAAAGTCATTGGGAGAGCTACATGTCAGTTCAAAGGTAGTGAACGCACTGAAGACGATTCAACAGATGGCAAATACCTTTCAAGAAATCGAGAATAAAGTAGGCTATCCTGTCGAGGGATATTGGAATACTTCGACAGTGATGGTGGAACCGATTCAACGATGGATGGAGGGAGAGCACGCATCAGTGATTTGTGCAGAGTACAACATCTTTGAAGGAAACTTTATCCGTTCTGTTCTCAAGATTGCGAACATGTTGGACGAATGGTTGTCAATGGCAACGTATTGTCAGCACACGGAGCAGGTAGAGAAGATTACCGAGGTCAAATCTCGCCTGATTCGCGATGTGGTTCTATCGGATTCCCTGTATTTGCGACTCTAATGTTTGCGATATGTTTTACGATGAGTTCGTCTATTTTTCTTTCGTGTTCCACCCAATTGTTTGCTTTTTACAAATACACCAGGGAAAGCATTATGTAATTCTGATATATTAACGGAACGTTGAAACAATCCACCATTTTCAATTGGCAAATTTCGAATTCTTTCAAATGAGATAGTGTTTTGTTCAGGTGTAACACGTCCATTGTATCGATTAAAGAATCGATCCGTTGTCGTGTTTGCGAGAAGAGGATTAAAGATTTCATCATTTTCCGCATTGTTCGATACTTCTTTCATACCACGAATCTTCTCCATATTTTCAGGAGTTCCAATTCGCAATGCTTCTCCAAAATCAATCAGAACACATCGTTCTACCGTTTCAGAGTTGGGTTGAACAACATATACATTTTTCGGTTTCAGATCTCGATGTACATACCCAGTGGCATGTAACGCACGAACGCACTCATGTAATGAATCTACAATCATACGCGATTGGTTAGCATATGTTTCTTTATTTTTATTTTTTTGAATCCACACATTAAGAGGCATTCCTGGTACGTATTCAAATACAAAATAGGCCTGATACTTATACCGCGTAGCCTCAATTTCATATGATAAATACGTTCCCAAACATTTTGAAACGTATTGTGGTATGTTGTTAGTGACGTCGATATTCACATTCATTTCATGCTTGATGGATCGGATCATATGAATCATTTTTTGTGTTTCTTTTTCTTTTCCACGTGAAGTAAAGTTTCGATCATCATTCATCGATTTTATAATGTATATAGGAACATCACGTTCACGAAATACAAACGCAGTTCCTGTCGAACCTTCCCATGTTTCCTCTCGCAAGGAACGGTAGTCTTTTAACGTATCATAAAACGTGGATGGTATACGTCCTGTAACTTCCGTCGATTTCAATACCGCATTACTCCATTCCGCGTGTTTTTCACTGGGAGCAATGTTGTGAACGATAGGAGGAGCATTCGCATACAAGGAATGAATGATAGTTTTGATGTCATCTGAACCATGTTCTAACAATTCTGCTCGCGAAGATTCTGATAACGTACTCAGGTACTGCTTTATCTTTGTCTTACGCGTAAGGCCTTTTATGCCTTTTATATGTTCTACGATTTCCTCCACAGAAGACATCCTACTACTATATCATTTAATTCCACGACTGGAAGAGTAATTCAATGGAATCGCGGATGGCAGGAACAGTGGGGCACAAGGAACGAAGTCGAGTCGTATCCAGCTCGTTATTGGAGCGCTCTGACAACAGAATCTGGGCCTGTTCTTCAATCGTAAAGTTCTTCCAGGTAAACGTAGGATCGACGTGTTTTTTATATAACTCCAGGATTTCATTGTGAGAAATGGTGCCTGGATTTGTCAAGTTGACCGTACCCGTTGTCTGCTGCGTCGCAAGTTGAATCATAATGGGGATCATGTCTTCGAGAACGGTCATACTGTTGGGAATGCTACAGATCTTCTCATACGTCGTAATCTTAGTAATAAAATTACGCGGGTGATGAGATCCCACAATGGGCATGCGAATGCGAAGATTCAAGACGGAATCAGAGAAGAAATGCATGAGGCGATCCGTGAATCCTTTGACGGTGGAATACCCGCTTCCGAAAAAGTTAGGGCGACTTTCTTCGGTAAACATCGTTTCGCCTGGGCGGTCCGTGAAAATACAACCGGTGCCGAGATACGTTACGTGAATATTGTATTTTTTTCCGAGAATGGCAAGAACAAGCGGGGAATACAAGTTATCTCGGATATTCTCGACGAGTTTTCCTTTTTGTTCCAGGTAATCGATAGTTGAATAACCAGGTCCATGGGTGCGACCGATAAAACATAGGATTCGATCAGGGGTACAGGACTGAATCTCAGCTTCAACATCGACCTCGTGATCGGCGCGAGCAGTGGCCTCAATAACGGTTTCATTATGAGAGCGAAGAAGAGCCGTTACCATACCACCAATCCATCCTTTACTTCCATAGACAAGCCACTTCATATTACAAATGAATCGAGTATGGCGTTTAGATCCTTTTTGTCAACCAATCTAAAGCATAATGCCGACAGATAACACAGAGAAGATGACACGTGTATGGTATGAGCTAGAGATTTTGGCACAAGATGCGTCGCAGGAGTTCTATCCGATTGCGATGATGAATCGCACAGATTCGAATGCGGGATTTGATTTGTTTTCGTCTGCGGATGTTCATGTGGAGCAGACTCCGATTTTGATTCCGTTTGGAATCACCGTGCGTCTGTTAAAGGTGGAGCCGATGCCGAATGGCACCTCGAATGAGGTGGTGAAGACGGACAGTCACTTTCTCTTGATGCCGCGTTCATCGATTTACAAGACGGGCCTAATGATGGCGAACTCAACGGGTGTCATTGATAAGAGTTATCGTGGTGAGCTGAAGGCACCTGTTTGGTCAATGACAGGCAATTCCACTGTAAAAAAGGGCGAACGACTGTTTCAGATTGTGGCGCCAGATATGGGCTGGATTCGTCATGTTCGTCTAGTGGATTCGCTTCCTGATACGGAGCGTGGTGCGGGCGGATTTGGATCGACGGGTAAGTAAACGTCGTTTAGTATGTTTTTTGCGTCGAAAACGACCTCCCTCCTGTACTTTATTTCCCATAGTAGCATTATGTTTATTATCTCCATATTCATTATTAGGTCCCAGTGTTAATCTTCCTAAATTAAGATTAACAATTGACGAGCGAGGTCGCAAAGAATCTATAATGGCTGGCTTCATTGCTTCAATGTAATGACTCCATCTTTCGCGATTTTCAGGAAGAAGTCGATATTCATCCCATTTATTATATTTTGAAAACTTAATGCTACGTTCTATTATTTTATCATCATTGATTTGATTTAACGGTAATTGTTGATTAGTAGAGTTTGTTCTTCGTAAACGTATAAGTTCAGGAGCAACCCGAAATTCACACGGAGAACGACATGCGAAATTATAATAAATTCCAGGAAGCACACGCATTAACTCACTAAAACGAATAAGTGGAAAAGGGCGAAGCATCGATAAGTTATTTGGGTCAATATGTTCTACATCAGTTTCTGGTTGAAAAATAGAACCGGCATATACATCACGAAGAAGTTCACTTGGAGATAATTTCTTAATATGTTCTATGCTTAATACGATATTATTACTGGCTGCCATATATGGCGCATTTCCAATTCGATACAGCCCGCTTTTAAAAATAACAGGAGAATATCCATTTTCACCATTAATACTATCTGTCCATAGACTGCTAAATGCATCTTGGTATGTATCATCTGTATTATGAATCGCGATACGCAGATCTTTCTTGCCAAATTGAAAATACTCATTTAGAAGATCTTTATATAGATCTGGATACATAAGTGGAATTTGCATAAGAGGATCGCCGAATGCAACGTATATTTTAGGAAGATCGATTGAACCAGTACCACACGCCTGAATCGTAATATATTTACAATTAGGCGGAACCGTACGTCTCGCTTCACTTATGATATCACAACCGTGACCCATCGTACAGAATACATCGTAGCGGTTGGGTACAGTAATCGATTCAGCTGCCATCTAATCATATAAAGAAATATATTTATCAAATAGTAATGATATACGTCTATGGAGATAGCCATGCCTATACTAATTTTAAAAAGTTACCCGTGCCCTACATAGATCATCATCAATCGAATATTACCATGTTTCGAATTGGACGCGACAATCGAATTATTAATTTCAATGAACAGGGCGAACAACACATTATCTGTCTAGTATATGGCGAAATCGATTGTCGATGTCACATACAAAAACAAATCAATCAAGGAAAAGACGAAGACGAAATTATCAATGAATTGGTAGAACGGTATGTTACAACCATACATAATAATGTGACACGCTACAAAGCGGTTATCATTGTAGGCGTCATTCCACCGACGAAACAGAACGACTATGAATCGCTTAATGGACCCATTACACATGAATATCCATTTGTTGGTACAGATGAAGATCGTGTTCGATATACCGCAAAAGTAAATCAATTATTACAACGGGCATGTGAACAACATAACTATTACTATTTTAATCCACATACGCACTATACACGAGAAGACGGTACCTTACAGTATGAAGTATCAGATAAGACCGTTCATTTGGGTGATAATTCGATCTTTATAACAAAATTTATGGAGCTATATGAAAACATAAAGAAAGATACAGAATCTATAATAAGATGAAATTAGTACACATTCGTTGGGCTCATCCACGTAATGTTGAATTTATGATACGAGCGTGCCATGAATTCAATATTGAGTATCATTATACCGACGATCTATCCCCACCCGATCAATATGATATTATATGGTCACCATCCCATTGGATTGATCCAGATCAGTATCCTACCTCTAAGATCCTATTTGGACCGCATTTCTGGGTGTACCCCTCTGCGGATCATCCGTTCTTTACCCATGCGAAACCAGAACACGCACAGCGGTGTATGTATCTTTGTTTGAGCGATTGGGTAAAATCGCTGTACGAAGAGTTTGTCCCAACCACTATCATTCCATTTGTCCCATTCCCATGCGGGCTATCAATTGAAACTCAGCCCAAATCCATCGAATATGATGTGCTCATTTATTACAAGACACGACATCCTTCTCATTTGGATTTTGTGACTAATTTCGTGAAGGAAAAGGGCCTTCGCTATAACATATTTCAATATGGTTCGTATGAGCGAAATAACTATCTCACGATTCTCCAAAAAACACGATACGTCATTTGGATTGGATGCCATGAATCACAGGGGTTTGCGCTAGAAGAATGTCTGGCAACGAATACTCCAGTGTACGTGTATGATGTCACATCCATGAAAGATGAATATGCCAATGGACACTATCCTTATCAACATCATACACAACAGATGCTAGCAACCTCTGCTCCTTATTGGAGCGCTCAATGCGGAATGAAAGTGCGTTCGAAGGAGGAGTTTGAGGCACATTTCGAGGAGTTTATTGATACAAACTATCAACCAGCATCCTATGTCCAATCCACACTAACGGACCGAATCTGTTTCCAACGAATATTGAATCGTCTGTATCGAATTGAGGATCTCATGACACATCGTGGCACACATGTTGAAATGGTCCGCCGACTTGATGGAAAGATAACTTGCTATATGGATGGAGAGGTTCAGAGTTGTGAATCGGATGAAGCGTTATATCATGAATCACTCGTTCGACCGGCCATGTCATGTGTATTTACGAGAAAACGAGTATTGATTGTAGGCGGAGGAGAAGGTGCGACTCTGCGAGAGGTGTTAAAATATTCGGATGTAGAGAAAGTCGACATGATTGATTGGGATAAGGATGTAATTCATCTCTTTCAGACGAAATACCCTCAATGGGCCAAAGGAGCATGGACGGATCCACGTGTGACGATTCGAACCGAAGATATCATGGATGTGATAAAAGAATATCATTATCTAGAATATGATGTAATCATCGTCGATCTATTTGATCCAACAGAGGAAACGATGGAACAAATGAAGAAAATTCTTAGTGTACTAAGTGATTGGCAAAAACCGGATGGGTCGATGGCCGTGTATATGGGAATGAATCCAGAGATCGTACCGACACAACAATGGTTCAAACAAACACTTCAGATATATGAACATGAAAAGATGACACAATATCAGGTTCATATTCCATCCTTTGAGGGTGATAGTTTGTTTGTGTTGTTTCATACAACGCCTATTGAGTAGAGGGTGTTTTCCATGGAGTATACGATGTTTCAGTAGAAGGCGCATGAAATACAGGCTGGAAAGTAGTAATAGGTACAAAGATACCCTTATCTTGTTGTTCTCGTTGTTTGAGTAATTCGTTGAAACTTTTCTTATTTTCTTCATGTAATGCCGTATTCGTTGGACGTTCGGACGCAAACATCTTGTGCTTATCAAACTTTCGCATTCCGCAAACGAACCCACTCATGTTGATCGATCCTCGGATTTAAAATTTGAGGATCGATCTACACATAGAATCGACCATACAAGAAATGGATCATTTGAAGCAACTCTGGGGCAGTCAACTTGACCAACCTCCTTCCTCCATTCGGGGAATTCTCCAAACGACGGATCAAGATCGGTTTATGATCTTGAGTGACACAGGTAATCTACTCCATGAATTCAAGGGATCTAAATTAGCCAATAAATGTCTCCCAGGCGATCATGTGGCATGGGTCAATGATCAATGTGAATTGGAATTACGTGATCAACATCCACTGATCGTTGGAACATTAGAACTAACCAGTAAATCAACGTATGGAATGACAAAACGCAAACATTTAATGTATCTCTTTACTCCCTATGACAAGAAATATCCTCATTTCATTGTTGGATCGTCTGAAACAGATCGTTCACAAAACCGGATAGCATTGGTTACATTGGAGGATTGGACAGGAACATTTCCAAGAGGATCCATTCAGCACATGTTGGGGCCATCGGGCACAGATTCGGCAGAACGAGAAGCATTGATTTGGCAAGCGTGTCCCTGGCGCTATCCGAAATACGCGTATCAGCCCGCATTTCAGTCAAAAGCTCTTCGTACACCCCTTCAGGGTCAGACGTTTCATATTGACCCCGAAGGATGTCGAGATGTAGATGATGTGTTTACATTTGATAAGGTAGAACAAGGATGGAACGTGACGATTACGATTAGTGATGTGGCATCCTATGTCGAAGATGGAGGCGCAGTAGACATCATGGCATCATTGATCGGTCAAACGTTATATGATACGGACGGCAAGGTCTTACGCCCGATGCTCCCTTCGGAATATTCAGAGAAGGTGTGTTCCTTGGTTCCAGGCAAAGATTCGTATGGCATTTCATTCCAGTTTATATGGGATGGAATAGAAATCAAAGAAAAGAAGTGGTTTCATTCGGTACTACGAGTCAATACAACGTATTCCTATGAGGAGTTTCAAGTATGCGATTCGCCCTATCGACAACCTCTTCGTGATATTGCAACCTATTTGGCAAAGGAGCCCACAGAGGACGCGCATGACTGGGTCGCACAGATGATGATTCTATATAATACGGAGGCGGGTCGATTGTTAAAAGCAACAGGACAGGGGATCTTGCGACGCCATTCGGCACCGGACCGTGAAAAACTAGAAAAATACAAAACCCATCTTCCTGAACTAGAAAAGTTAGCCTTTTCCTCTGCGGAATACTGTCTAGCAGAAGAGGCGGATACGCAACATTATGGCTTGGCGACGGATACATATGCGCATGCGTCTAGCCCGATTCGTCGATATGCGGATTTGGTGAATCAACGTGTATTGTCATTATTGATTCAAGAAAAAGACGAACAATACATTGTGCCGCAAGCGATGTATGACATGAATGTTCGTGGAAAAGCGATCCGACGATTTCAACGAGACATGGATTTCTTACGAGCGATCCAGACGGGACATACCACGTTTCAGGCGATCATTATGGATCATCTTCCGTTGGAGAATGGATGGATCAAAATCAAACTCTATGTTCCTTCGTGGAAGCGAATGATCTCCACACGGTATCGTGTTTGCGAAACGCCAAACAAGGTATTGTCACGCGACGAAACGTATGAGATTGATAGTACACTGTATCGCGAAGTTCAGATTCAATGTGCCTTTTCACCGAATGCGAGAAACTGGAAAGAGCGTGTCGTCATTAACTTATCATAATATAAACAAACGATGTATTTTTATTGGCAGTCAATGATTGATGATCTTCACATGTGGTTACATGAACAATACCCTGTCATGAGTACAAGACGATGCCCTCTAGATAATCTTGTTCAGGAGCGTAACCGTCGTATTTACCCTTTCATTAAGTACATTCATTCCATTTTCAAATGATAACTAGTAAATTGCCAGACAGGAAACTGGTAAAATTGACGCCATAAAGAGTCTAGAGCTTAGACAACAGTTTCTATCTCCAAGACAGAATGCCTGCAGGTTTCAATCAAGCTTCTTCTGATATCGAGTCGGTGGTTGGCGTTCAGTTCAGTATCCTTTCACCAGAGGAGATTGAGCGCAGTTCCGTGGTAGAAATCACGACGCAAACCACTCATGAAGGCAACGAGCCAAAGATCGGTGGACTCTTTGATCCTCGCATGGGCGTCCTGGAAAATGGAAAGACGTGTCGTACGTGCGGTCAAACGAATCATGCGTGTCCCGGTCACTTTGGCCATTATCGCCTGACGCGTCCCGTGTACTACATCCAGTTTCACGGAATGATCATGAACGTTCTCAAGTGTATCTGTATCCGTTGTTCGAAACTTCGCATTGATAAGGAACTTCACAAGGATCTTCTTCTTCGAAAGGGCGAGGCGCGCTGGAAGGAGGTTCTTGCGTTGTCGTCCAATATCAAGCGTTGTGGTCAGGAGTGTGAGGATGGTTGCGGTGCGCCCCTACCTGATAAGTTTACCCGCGAAGGCATTGCTCGTATCGTGGCACATTATAACGAATTAAAACAACAACAGCCGCTGGAGGTCGAGTATGTCCATCGTCTGTTTCGCCGTATTAGCGACGAGGATGTCGATTTCATGGGTCTGAGCCGTTACTGGTGCCGTCCGGATTGGATGATTTGTACGGTTCTTCGCATTCCACCGCCGCAGGTGCGCCCGTCAGTTGTTCAGGACAATAATCAGCGTTCAGAGGATGATTTGACCCACAAGCTCTTTGATATCATTAAAAACGACATAACTCTACAATCAAAAATCGAAGGCGGCTCGAACAAGAATGTCATTGATGAGATGACGAATGTGGTCCAGTACCATGTGGCGACGTTGGTAGACAATGAGATTCCTGGTGTAGCGCCGTCGGCGCAGCGCAGTGGCCGTCCGCTCAAGTCTATTCAACAGCGTCTGGGTGGAAAGGAGGGTCGTATCCGTTATAACATTCAGGGCAAGCGTGTAGAGTTCTCGGCTCGTTCGGTCATTACGCCGGATCCGAACTTGAGTGTGGCGGAAATCGGTGTTCCGCTAGAGATTGCGATGAACTTGACAAAACCAGAGCGTGTTACACCCTATAACTTGGACATGCTCTACAAGCTGATTCAGAATGGACCAGACAAGTGGCCGGGTGCGAAGACGATTGTGCGCAAGGACGGGCGCATGATTTCTCTGAAGCATGTGAATACGAAGGAGATTGTGTTGTACAACGGAGATGTGGTGAACCGCCACTTGTTGGACAAGGACATTCTGTTGTTCAATCGTCAGCCGACCCTTCACAAGATGTCAATGATGGGTCATCGAGTGAAGGTGCTGCCGTACAAGACGTTCCGCATGAATGTTCTTTGTACTCGTCCTTATAACGCCGATTTCGATGGTGATAAACCCTTCTTGTTATAAGAAGAAATCTTGTCACCAACAGTGGGGCGCCAAAGGAGGTCTGATATCTCTCTTTTGGGAAAACGTTGTAAATATCAGAGTGTAATGTGAACACTTATATAACCTGCTAGTATATGTGAGAAATCATGTATGCGAGACTTTCAAATTGACGGGAAACCCCTAAAGCTATCGCTACCAAGGACTATGTGAAAGCATTGTCTGGCTCTGGAGAAAAATCAGAGGTAAGGTAAAAACGCGAGAGATTGGGCAATCCGCAGCCAAGCTCCTACATCCGTTATGACAAGGTATGGAGAAGGTTCAGAGACTAGATGGAAGTCAGGGAATAATGAAAGGTTAGTCACCTTGAATTCTCATAAGGTATAGTCCGTCCCCTTTGGAAACTTAGGGGGTGTTCGGAGATGAACGCGCATATCCCTCAGAGCTATGAGGCGACAGTAGAATTAGAAGAAATTGCGGCCGTACCGCACCATATTATTACGCCACGTCATGCCAAGCCGATGATTGGTGTGTATCAAGACACGCTGGTGGGTTCGTATCGTTTGACCCAGCCAGGCATTGAGTTTACTCGCCGTGAGTTTATGAACTTGATGATGTGGAATAAGCGATTTGATGGTACAATGCCGACGGCACGTGCACAAGAGGGTACCCGCTGGACGGGTCAACAGGTACTGGGAGCGCTGATGCCCCCGATTAACATTGAAATGTCCAACAAATCATTTGACAAAGATAAGGGCGACAACAATGATTCCATCAACTATGTGAAGATTGTTCAAGGCGACATCACGCAGGGTGTAGTAGATGGTGATATTTACATGAAGCCGTCGAAGGGTATCATTCATGTAGCGTATAATGACCATGGTCCGAAGGAGACGGTGGATTTGCTGGATGCGCTACAGAACACGGTCGAAAACTTCCTTGTTCTAAACGGATTCAGCGTGGGTATTAGCGATTTGATTGCTGATGAAGAGACGAATAATACGATTCGTGAGAAGATTCAGGAGCGTAAAAAGCAAGTTGAGCAGGTCATTCTTCAGGTTCACCTGGACTTGTTCGACAATAATACAGGAAAAACCAATCAACAAGAGTTTGAGGACCAAATCTTTGGCATTCTCAATCAGGCGACGTCGGATGCGGGTTCGACGGGTCAGCAATCTCTATCAAGCGAGAACCGATTGTTGGCAATGGTCCGTTCAGGCTCCAAGGGTGAGCCCCTGAACGTGGCGCAGATGATGGCTTGTCTGGGTCAGCAGGCGATTGAGGGTAAGCGTGTGCCCTATGGATTTACAGACCGCACCCTTCCACATTACAAGAAATACGACGATAGTTCGGAGGCGCGTGGATTCATTGAGTCCTCGTTCATTCGTGGCCTGACACCACAGCAGTTCTTCTTTCACGCCATGTCTGGTCGTGAGGGTCTGATTGATACGGCTGTGAAGACGGCCGACACAGGTTATATTCAGCGTCAGCTCATCAAGTCGATGGAGGACCTCACGGTTCAACATGATGGCACGGTACGCGATACAAACAACAACATTATTCAATTCCATTATGGCGAAGATGGGATTAATCCGGTGAAGATTGAGATTCAGAGCTATCCGATTGGTAAGTTGTCGCATGAGGCGATTCAAACGGAGTTTGGCATGCGTAATGTCGATTGGAGCACCATTCTCAACGACGGCGTGGTTCGTGATAATGATGCGGGCCTGTTGGCGGAGTATGTGGAGGAGCTGATTCATGACCAGTTCATGATGGTAGAGGAGGTGTATCAGAAGAAATCGCTGGATGGTGGCAGTGTGTTTGCTCCTGTCAATCTGGCACGTTGGATTCTTAATATCAAGAACCGATTTGCTCTGAACAAGGAGGAGAAGACAGATTTGACACCGAAGATGGTATTGGATGGTATCCGCAAGGTGATGGACCGCACGCATCCCCATCACAAGATTTGGTGCGCGCTGTTGCGTTTCCATTTGGCACCGCACAAGCTGATTATCGAGGAGCGCTTCACAAAGGATGCGTTTGAAGTCCTGATGGAACTGATTGTGGTCGGTCACATGAAGTCGTGGATTCAGCCAGGTGAGCAGGTGGGTATCGTGGCAGCTCAGTCAATTGGTGAGCCGGCGACACAGATGACACTGAATACCTTTCACCAAGCAGGTGTAGCGAGCAAGTCAGCGGTGACGCGAGGTGTGCCTCGTCTGCGTGAACTCTTGAAGGTGACACAGAATCCGAAGGCGACATCCCTGACGATTTACATGAAGCCTGAGTATCGCAGCAACAAGGAGAAGGCGCGTGAGGTGGTTCAGGATTTGGAGCTGACTGTCCTGCGTAACATCACTGATAAGGTGGCGATTTACTGGGATGAGAAGGATGAGACCACTGTCGTGGAAGATGACAAGGAGCTGATGAAGTTCTACCAGTTGTTTGAGCAGGGCTTGATGGACGATGATGAGGTGGATAAGGAGTCGCTGTCGAAGTGGGTGCTTCGGTTGGAGCTCAATCGTGAGGAGATGTTCAATCGTAACATCTCGATCCAGGAGGTTGTGTCGGTTATTAAGACACAATTCAGCAGTGAAGACATCAATGTAGTGTACAGTGATTACAACTCGAGCAAGTTGGTCATGCGCATTCGTATTCCCAATAAGACGGACAAGGACCGTGACACGTCGTCGCAGCTGGATGATTTCACGAACTTGAAGAAGTTTCAGAACAAGTTGCTGAATAGCATTGTGATTCGTGGTTTGCCAGGCATTAAGGCGGTTACCTTCCGCAATGACAAGCAGTATGTGGAGATGAAGAACGGTAAGTATGAGCAGGTGGAGCAGTTTGTACTGGACACGGATGGCTCGAACTTCATCAAGGTCATGAATCACCCTGCGGTGGATGGAACGAAGCTGTATTCGACCAACGTGTGGGATGTGTATGAGGTGCTGGGAATTGAGGCGACTCGTGCGATTCTGTTCAATGAAATCAATGGTCTGTTCGAGAGTGTGGGTGTGAACTATCGACACTTGTGTTTGCTGTGCGATGTGATGACACGATTTGGTCGTCTGATGTCAATCGATCGCTATGGCATCAACAAGAATGACATTGGTACCCTGGCAAAGGCATCATTTGAGGAAACGGAGAAGATTCTGTTGAAGGCTGCGCTGTTTGGCGAGGTGGACCCAGTGACGGGTGTGTCGGCGAATATTATGATGGGTCAGGCGATTCGTGGTGGAACGGCGTTCTCGCAAATCTTGCTGGATGACCAGATGTTGCCTGAGTTGTTGAAGGAGATTGATGTAGAGAGGAATAAACTGGAGGATGAAGAAGAGGGTGATTTGTCGCAGCTGGACGAATCAAGCATGGCGCTCTCGGACCCATGTGCGAAGACACAGTTCCAGATGAATATGGTTATGCCACAGGCGAAGGCGATGATGGAAGAAGATGACATTGAAGTCAATATTCTAGCATAATCAAACTCAACGCCAAACTATTTTTTATTAGGTATAAAGGCCATCAGACATGATAGGTTATGGAATCACAGGCTCTACATGATCATTCTTGGGAGAGCATTCGATTGTATGAACGAACTCAAATACTTGGGCTACCGATTCTAGAATCCAATCAACAAGAACATATTCGAAGTGAGGAAGAAAAGTCGCTTCACCAATGTCGAAATCGAATCAATATCTATGAAGAGACACTTGTAAATGGTAGAAACTGGGAATATTATAAGAAAATTGTGAATCCATATGAGCTCGTTTATACACAAAAGAAGTATCCAAACTTTCCTGAATCAATGTGTTATTTGAAGCCTCTTTCACGTTCGTATTTTAAAATGATTGAGATGGCGGATCTTATTCATTTCTTCCAGATGTTTCCAGGGGAGAGCATTCGAAGCGCTCATGTGTGCGAAGGACCAGGAGGGTTCATTGAAGCATTGTTTGAGGAAGCCACTAAATACAATCGAAAGATACATATGAGCATTGCGATGACACTCAAGTCAAAACGAACCAATGTTCCTGGATGGAAACGAGCAACTTATTTTTTACAGAAGAATAAGAACATTCGTATTATTTTTGGAGAGGACGACACGGGTGATATTATGAAACCCGAAAATCAGCAATATTTCATTGATTATGCGACGAACGCAGAGTATGGCGGAAAGGTTCACATGTTCACAGCAGATGGCGGATTTGATTTTTCATGTGATTATACGAAACAAGAACAAATGGTGTTCCCATTATTATTGGCATCTGCTAAGATTGGCGTGGAGTCATTGAAAATGGGAGGTGTATTTATCTTAAAGTTATTTGATTTTTATGATGATGCCACGGTGGATTTATTGTTTTTCCTCTCGCATTTTTTTGAAGAATGGACATTATATAAACCAGGAATGAGTCGTCCATGTAATCCTGAACATTATTTTATTGGAAAGGGATTTATGGGATGTTCAGAGCAGGCTCTAGACGTGCTTCGTTTGTGGTGTAGCATGGTAGAAAATCATCAGCCCTTAGACAGACTATTTCAGGTAGATCGTTCAACTGACCCGTTCTATGTAATCATTGACCAATTGCGGAAAAAATCGTTCCACACACAAACGGCGTATTTGGAGCGAGTTTTTGATATGATTGAAAAGAATGATGATGAACAAATCCGTGCCTGTTTAACACATCATGAACGAACAAGTTATGATTGGTGTGTTCGATTTAATGTCCCGATGTACGCGCACCGCCGCCGTTTAGTTGAGGAGTCACAAAACGATCGACTAGTTTTTTGCCAATAGCAACCGATGCTTGGTGCTGTGAGATACTGCCTTGTGCCATACGATCCAACATCGAAAGCATGCTTTGAATGGGCGCAAGGTCTTGTTTTTGAATGAGTTTTTTGAACAGTTCTGGATATTGTTCCACAAACTCAGGCACGCGCTTCTTAATCACCTCTTCGGAATCACCTGCTGCCATCCAACGGGCAACATCTTGTACCATGGCACGAACAAAACGTGCGCGTTCTGCGGGGCTGTAATCCATGGGGCGGGCTTCAGCTTCTGCGGTGGCTTCTTCGATACTTTGGCGCTGAACAGCGGGTAGTGGTTTGTTCTGTTTCGACATCGCAATCTGAAAGAGAATAGAAAATGCGTTTTATATTAACACACGGTAGAGAGATGAGTTCCGCAGATGCGATGCCAAACGACACAGCGTCTACTGTAAATGTATTGAAGTCAAAACAAGTTGCGCCACTTCCCATTGGTCCCGGAGGAAAGAATGCTACCAAAAATCAGATGAATGAAACAAATACTCAATTAACAATGCTCACATCACAGGCAACCGCAAATACATTATATGACCCGCCAGTTCCAAAGCCAATTACGAAACAATTGGTTCAGCCATTTTGTTCCGGATCCTCAACACCAGATCCCACATCATTTATATTGATTCTTGCGGGAGTGTTGATTGTGTATGGGATCGTTTCAAAATAGTATCGCACTACGAATAGAATGGACTTCTTTGGAGAGGATCGATGGGAAGATGATGATGATGATGAATATAAACAAAATGATCAACCACCGAAAGGTATTGATGGTGGATTTGCGAAAAATGTCCTAAAAACAAAACATGACCTCTATGATGCGACCGTGTTAGCAAATGATATGGATGATGAAAAATCCCAGAATAACTCATTATTAGATGATTATTTGAAGCATGTGAATAAGGTCTATGTCTTAGCGGTCATTTCTCAAAATGGGAAAAAGAATGCGATAAATTTGGACGAATTTCCAAAAGGAACACATGAATCTATTCAGAATACGCTAGATTGGCTAGAAACATTTTTTAGTACGAATCAAATGTCTGACACCATTCCTTATACACATTACATTCGAAATCAATTTCATGTCTATCCATTTGTCCAAGACAATTCTTTTATGAATGAGGAGTAGATGTCGTCCACACGTAAGAATATAACGTGTCCGCCAGGAACTGTTAAACGAAAAGGCTACACGCGTAAGTTCCGTCAAAGTATTACACGTTCAGGATTTACGGTTCGTCGTAAGGGAAAGATGTATACGGTACGTCCCAAAACAGATCCAGTATATATTCCTGCGTCGTGTGTAAAAACACGTGGTCCAGCGGGAACGAAAACCTTTGGAAAACTCCGGAAGGGTGACTTGATTAAATATGGGTATCAGTACCGTCTTGCGGATCGTTTGCGTCATAAAGCATTGGAGAAAGCCGTGTCGGTGTATGGAGCATTGAATGTATACCATAAACTGGATGCGGTTGCGAAGTTAACTGTCAAGTCCGCCCCCGATGCGCATACGATCTTTGCTCAGGATCGTGATTGGATCCGTGAACATCAACTTCATAAAAAATAAACATACTTTTGTTCTATCATGAATCATGACAGTGAAAAGGATGAAGAATAAACTGCGAAAAAGAAGATCTGTGGGGCTGATAGTGTAGGAAGATGAGTGAATCACCGCCTCCTAATTATCATGAATCCACTCCACCTTCTGCTCCACGTACGATAAGACAGAAACTAAATCATGCGCAGGCAGAAAGTGAATTACTGACACGCGTCGCAGCGAATTCCCAAGAGAAACTAGCCGAATCGAGTCAAATCCCAGTTCCTGAGAATTCCGGCCCATCCACGATGGAGAGTATAACCGCATCTGCTGGCGCATTAGCGGGATCAGTGACCGCACTCTTTCAACCATCCAGTGAACCGCATGAATTGTGGTCTTTCACCAATGCCTTATTTTTCATTATCTTGATCATTCTCGTGATTTGGATTGCCGTGTATGGTATGAGTACATTTGTGAATATTCAACATATCAAAG